CGCCAGCCCAAATGCAAGAACATTTTCAACGCTCCCAGTCAGACACTCCACTTCTCATCACCCTTTATGATGTGTGGGTTTTTAAGGGAGCCCAATGGGATAACTGGCCTATCGCGTCATGGGTGCCTATCGATCATGCGCCGTGCCCTGCCGAGGTCGCTCGATGGCTTGCCAAACCTAACGTTACCCCGCTGGCGATGTCTAAGTTTGGGCAGGACCAATTACAAAAAATCGGTTTGGAATCTATTTATATTCCTCACGGTATTGACACTAAAGTTTTCAAGCCGACGCCTTTCCTTATCGGCGATCAGGGGGAGAAACTTACGGGCCATGATTTGATGGGGTTCAGTGATGACAAGTTTGTTGTCATGTTCGCTGCCGCCAATAAGGGCGTGTATCCGTCGCGTAAGGCTTTCGCCGAGAACCTTATTGCGTTCCGCATGTTCTCCGACCTCCACGATGATGCCGTGTTGTATTTGCACACTGAGCAAAGTGGCGCCATGGGCGGAATCAATTTAAATGACCTTTTGTCGGCTATCGATTTGAAGCCTGACAAAGTGAGGTTTGTCGATCAGTACGCTTATCGGGGCCCTTTGAGTGACGAATATTTGGCGGCATGCTATTCGGCGGCTGGCGTATTTCTCGCGTGCTCGAAGGGTGAAGGGTTCGGTGTGCACGTCCCGGAAGCGCAAGCGTGCGGGACACCGGTGATCGTTTCGGATTACACTGCACAGCCTGAGCTTGTCGGTCATGGGTGGATTGTTGACGGTCAACCGGACTGGGACCCGATGCAACGGTCGTGGTGGATAACCCCGAACGTGAATACGATTGTGGACGCGCTCGAGCAGGCTTACCAAAACGGTAACGGCACATCGGAAAAGGCTATTGCTTTCGCTGCCGGTTATGACTGTGACACGGTTTTCGATAAGTATTGGGTACCGGCTCTCGAGTTAATGACTAAGTCATGAAACTAGCTTGGGTGACTCATCACCTCGTGAGGGAGGAGGAGCGGTCGGATGCCCTTTTGCCGGGGTTGTATGCGGGCGGCGCGGAACTTAATGACGCGGTAATGCGTTCGCACGCCCCTGCCGGTTTCGATATTGACGTTATCGGCCCGGATGATTGGGCCACTGCAATGGATTACGATAGGGTGGTCATTACCGGCACGGACAGGCTGACTGAGGAGGCTATGGTCGCGCTGGCGACTAAGTCCCCGCTCGTGTGGATTCAACACGCACAAGCCCCCAACGGGGCACGGAAACATTTATTCGAGCATGCTGCCCCGTTCATCACCATGTCTAGACTTCATCAGGCCCATGAGGCGCGATGGTCGCGAGTATCCGATCACTTTATTCACTCGCCCGTGTGGGACGTTGATGAGGTGAAGCCAGGCATTAAAGAACCTTTCGCCTTATTCGCCGCACGTAATCACCCGGCGAAGGGAAAAATTAACGCACGCATCAAAGCTGCGGAAATGAATGTGTCACTCATCGAACTATCGAATGTTGACAGGGCAATAGTGCTGGAGCATATGTCACGCGCTCAATGGTTCATTCATTTGCCGAAGGAATTTGACGCTTGCCCGCGTACCGTTATCGAGGCTACCCTTGCCGGATGCGAAGTCATAACAAATTCTCGACTGGTTGGCCGCCTCGAAACCGGCGACCCCAAGAATATTCTCACCGAACAGCCCCCCAAGTTTTGGTCCCTCGTTTAATCCCCTACTGCGCTAAGGAAACATTATGAGAATCGCTGTCACCGGTTCCGCCGGTACGCTTGGCCGCCCGCTAGTCGAGGAGCTGCGTGCTCGAGGACACGAGGTTTACGGTATCGAATTGCAGCATCATTCCGATCCTCAAACTTTCCGCGCCGACATTTCCGACTATCGCCAAATCAGTACCATTCTGCGCGATATTGGCCCGGACCTCGTTTACCATTTGGCTGCCGAGTTTGGGCGAATGAATGGCGAGGACCATTACGAGCAAGTGTGGCGGACTAACGTCATCGGCACGCGGAATATTCTTGAGGTTCAAAAGGAACTCGGGTTTAAGCATGTGTTCGCGTCATCATCGGAAGTTTATGGTGAGGCCGGTGTCGACACGATTGACGAGTCGCTGCTCGAGTTGAATGCGCAACCGCCGTTGACAAACGATTACGCAATATCGAAGCGTGTCAACGAAATGCAGATTAAGAATTTCGGTGACCGTTACGGTACGGACACGATGGTTCTCCGATTCTTTAACGCCTATGGCCCGGGTGAGCGTTACCATGACTATCGTTCGGTGGTGTGCCTGTTTGCTTACCGCCTGTTGACTAATCAGCCGATCACAGTTTTTGACGGCTATAAGCGCGTGTTCATGTACGTGGGTGATTTCATTCCTACGCTGGCGAATGCTGCCGATAATTTTATTTCGGGTATGACGGTGAATGTTGGCGGGGAGGAGTTTGTTGACGTTTCGGATGTGGCTAAAATGCTGCTATCCTTGACCGGTGCTGACCCTGCCCTAATCACGTATCAGTCTTTCGATGCGCATAATGTGACGTCGAAGCGGCCTGACATTACTCGGGCTAAGGGTTTCCTGTCGCATAATCCACAAACAACGCTTGCCGAGGGTTTGCCTTTGACTGTGGATTGGTTGCGCAAAACTTACAATATTGGAGGATGACTCGATGTCTCGCATCAATGTGTCCTCTCGTTCTGCGGGTTCGATTGTTGGCGGTGGCAGGATTAGGTCGCCTCGAGCTGCTAACGCGGCAGCATCCGGCGGTGGTGGCGGTGGAACTTTCTCGGCTACTGGTGGAACGAAGTCCACTAATGGTGCGTACACCTACCATTTGTTCAATTCATCCTCTAGCTTTGTTGTTGCTTCTGGCAGCAAAACTGTCGAGGTTCTGTGTGTAGGTGGTGGTGGTGCTGGTGGAGTGCTTTGGGTTTCTGACGAAAATCCTGACTCCATAGGTGGTGGTGGCGGCGGTGGCCGCTATTCGCTGACTACAGACATCAGTGTGTCGACAAATACTTACGCGGTTGTTGTCGGTGCAGGGGGAACAATATTTGTACCGACTGCCGGTTCGTCCACTTTTGGTGCAACGCTAGCGACTGCTGCTGGTGGTATTAGCGGTGATGCCGAGGGTGCTCAACCTGCAAGCTTGATTGGTTCGGCTGGAGTTGCCCCATCGGGTAAGGGTGGTTCAGCGCAGAACGGTGGCGCGTCTGGTGGGGGGGCTTCGTTCTCCAATAATGGGTTTATTGCTACCGATGAGGGTGGAGGAGTTTACCGAGGTGGCAACGGTGGGGCTGGTGTAACGAATCCTTGGCCTGTAGGGGCTGCTGCTTTCTCTGGCGGCGGTGGTGGATCGTCATTCCTTGGAACATATCAAGGTTCTGGTGGTTCTGGCGGTGGCGGTGCCGGTAACTCTAACGGACAAAATGGGGTTGCAGGTACTGCCAACACTGGTGGCGGTGGAGGCGGCAGCGGGACGCAAGACCGCGCTGCTGGTGGATCTGGTGTTGTGATTGTGAGGTACTTGACGTGAACTACCTAATCGTTCGTGACGGAATTGTTGAGAACGTGTGTGTGGTTGAGGAATCGGAAGTCGATTCACTTGCCGCACTCTTGGGTTGTGAACTTGTTCCTGTTGACGAGACTCAGACTGAATCGGTTATCAAATTGGGTGACGAAATTCTGCTAAGCCCTGCGGACGCGGGCGCTGTGCAAGTTTTACCAAACTAGGAGGAAACAAAAATGGCTGTGAAGCATGGAACAGTGAGCCTCACCACCGGAGCCACATCAATGCTTAATTTGACTGAAACTGATGGCAACGTCGGTCAGTCAATTATTGTGAGCGTCGATTCGGGAACCGCGTACCTCGGTGCCAGTAACGTTGCCGGAACCGCGTACGGTTATGCGCTGACCTCCGGTGTTGCCCTGGCCCTCGACTTGCCGCCTAACGAAGTCCTCTATGGCATCGCTGCTGCTGGCACCGTCACTGCTCGAGTTCTCGCCGTCGGGGCGTAACCGTGGCAATTACTAACGGGTACTGTTCTCTCGCGGAAGTTAAGGCCGCGCTACGCATCACCGACAATGTCGACGACACACTGCTTGAACTTTCTGTTGAGGCCGCGTCGCGCATGATCGATGGAACTTGCGAGCGCGTGTTTTATAACGCCGGAACCGCGACACGCACATTCGCCGCCGAACGTCCCGACCTAGTACAAATTGATGACTGCCAAAGCATCACCACATTCCGCACGTCAACAAACGCCGACTACATTTACGACCAAACATTCACGACAACCGACTATCAACCGGAGCCACTTAATCAGCTCGTTGCCGGCCAGGTCACACCGTTTACTCGAGTACGTGCCAGCGGCGATTACGATTTTCCTGTCGCCTCGAGTGTTGCGACTGTACAAATTGTGGGCGTGTGGGGTTTTGCTGCCGTGCCCGTAGCAATTAAACAGGCCACTATTTTGCAAGCGTCACGCGAATTCAAACGATTCGATTCACCGTTAGGCGTGGCGGGGTTCGGTGACATGGGCATGCTCAGGGTCTCTCGATATATTGATCCTGACGTGGAAATGCTTGTGCGGCCCTACGTGCGCAACATTGTCGGGGTTTGGTAATGGCGACTCTCACCGAACTCAGGAGCGGTCTTGCCACCCGACTAGGCACCATCAGCGGGTTGAGAACTTCCGCCACAATCCCCGACCAAATTAATCCGCCACTCGCTGTCGTATCTGTCGAGACCATTACTTACGACGAAGCATTTAGTCGGGGCCTCGATCAGTACACGTTCATGATTACGCTGCTAGTTGGCCGCGTCGCGGAACGTAGCGCACAAAACAGTTTAGATTCCTACCTTGCTCCTACCGGTTCGGGAAGTGTAAAGACTGCAATTGAGGGAGATAGGTCATTGGGCGGGAAAGCCCAAACATTAAGAGTCACCGAAATGTCAGGCATCACGCCTGTCACTCTCGGCGATGTATCATATTTATCGGCGACTTTTATGGTCACCGTCTACGCCTGAGGAGGCAGAAAAAATGGCGAAATACGCCGCTGTTGATCACAACATTTCTATCAATGGGACAGCGTTCGCGACTGCCCTCCAATCCGTAGAACTCATGATTGAGTCCGCGGAACTCGAAACGACCGCTTTCGGTGGAACATTCCGTGAGCGTATCGGTGGCCTGAAAACTGGCTCAATCACCCTGAACTTTTTTCAGGACTTTGCTGCCGGTTCTGTTGACGCGGTACTTTTCCCGCTGCTTGGCTCAAACGCGACTGTCGTAATCAAGCCAACATCAGGCACCGTGAACGCCACAAATCCCGCCTACACTGCTGTTTGTCTCGTGACTCAGTACACCCCATTTAGTAGTTCGGTCGGCGACATTGCCACCGTTTCTGTTACGTGGCCGACCACTGGCACCGTGTCACGCGCCACCGCATAACTTCTCAATCCAATCAGAATAGGAAACCTGCGCCATGAGAATGCAACTCCACGTAGATTACGCGAACGGGTCGGGTGTCGATGTCACCGTGTCGGCACCCGACTACGTTCGGTTCGAAGAAAAATACGACCGCTCGGTGACACAGCTGGAATCAAATTTTCGTCTCACCGACTTGTGTTTCCTTGCATGGTCCGGACTTTCCCGCGTGGGAAAAACTGACCTCGACTTTGACGCTTGGGTAAACACCATTGATGGTGTCGGTGGAGCGGAGGACAGTAAAGACATTGTCCCTTTGGAGAACACTCAGCCCACTGGCTGATCGCTCACCTCGCCGTTGAAACCGGAATAGCCCCAAGCCAGTTACTGCTCGAGTCTGACCGGATGCTTTTCACGATGTCTAGATATTTGCGTTGGCGTGCCACGGAATCAAACCGTTAGGAGTGCACGTGTCGGACGACTTGAGTGTTTTCATTAACGCCCAAAAAGCGTTGCGCATTTTGAAGCTGCTAGACAATGACGCGCGGAAGTCTTTAGAAAAAGAATTGAAAGGCATTCTTAAGCCTGTCGCGGACGAAGCAAAATCTAAAGTGCCTAGTGTCGCGTTGTCTCAATGGTCTAAATATGGTTGGCGTAGGCGCGGCTCACTCAGCTCGAATGATCTAGTTTTGTGGAATGCGTCTAAAGTTAAGTCCGGTTTCCGTGTCGCCCTTGGAAGATTGAAACGCTCAAGCACCACAAAATATTCAAGTGTTGTTGTTGTGCGTAACACGAATCCTGCCGCCGCCATTTTCGAGTTAGCGGGACGCCGAACCCCTGGCTCCAAATTCGTGAGAGGCTTAATGAATTCGGGCCACGGGCCTGAGCCTCGACTCTTGTATCGTGTGTGGGATAGCAAAACGATGAACGATAAACACCATTACGAAAAGCAGGTCGCTGACGTAATGCGAAAACTCGAAATGACTGTGCAAGCCAAACTGAACGAAAACTTGTAAAGGTGGTGAACTGTGGCTGTCCAAATCAAAATCGTTTCTGACTACGATTCGAAAGGCGTGTCAGCCGCACAACGGGATTTGGCTGGCCTGTCTAAGTCGACGAGCTCGATGGGGAGTTCTTTCGGTGGGGCAATGAAAGGCATTGGGGCTGTTGCCGCCGTGGGTGGGTTGGCGGTTGCCGGAGTCACAACGGCGCTCGTGGGAATGGGTAAGGCAGCACAGGAATCCGTCGGCATCACTAAGTCGACTGAGGCAATCATCAAGGCTACGGGTGGCGCTGCCGGTGTCACGGCGGAGGAAGTCGGAAAACTTGCGACCGCAATATCGAACAAAACCGGTATCGATGATGAACAGATTCAAGCCGCACAAAATCTGATTCTCACGTTTAAGAATGTGAAGAATGCTGGCGAGGGTCAGGCGGCGATGTTTGATAGGGCTACCGTTGCCGCCGCCGATTTGAGTGCTGCCGGTTTCGGTTCTGTTGACTCTGCCGCCAAAATGTTGGGCAAGGCTTTGAACGATCCCATTAAGGGAATCACTGCCCTGTCGCGTGCCGGTGTCACATTCACTGACCAACAAAAAAATCAAATCAAGGCATTGACGGAGTCCGGCGATTTGCTCGGTGCCCAGGCATTGATCATGGCGGAAGTCGAGTCTCAGGTGGGTGGCGTCGCTGAGGCTGCCGCGTCACCTTTCGACAAACTTAATGTGATGCTTGGCAATTTCATGGAAACTGTGGGCGTCGCCGTGCTGCCCGCAATCAATAAAATTGTTGACGCGCTGGGGCCAATCCTCGATCAGTTGAGTGGGCCGCTCACTGCCGTCGCTGGAGAACTCGCGACACTGCTAGTTGGCGCGTTCGATCAGCTGCAACCCGTGCTCACTCCACTATTGAAAGCCATTGTCGATATTGTGGCGGCGCTTGCTGGCGGTTTCCTTTCCGCCATTGTCGCCCTCGTCCCTGCCTTGATTCCTCTTGTGACAATTATTGGAGAACTCGCGACCCGCATTGCCCCAATCCTTGCACCGCTTCTCGGCAAAATTGGTGGCCTGTTTGGTTTGCTTCTTTCCGCTGTCACGCCACTACTTGGGCCGCTCGCGGATTTGATCATGAACCTTTTGAACAATGCCGCCCCGATTCTTGATCTCGTGATTGGCGGATTTAGTAGTTTAGTTACTGCCCTAATTCCTGTGATTAACTCTTTAACTTTGCTTCTCCCGTTGTTCTCTCGACTGATCAGTGTCGAGTTCGCGGCGATCATGCCAGTTTTGGAACCGCTGCTACCAATTTTCACACTCTTGGCAGAAACGCTGGGAACTCAATTGGTCATGGCTATCGGTACTTTGATGGTGGCGTTGGGTGGAATAATTTTCGCTTTCGGAAAAGTTGCATCCTTTATGTTGAAAAACTTTACGCAACCTATCGCGGAAGCGTTTCTCAACATGGTGGAAACGATTCTTGATGGCGCGAAAACTTTGGCCGGGTTCATTCCTATTCCGGGGATCGAGGCGAAAGTTGACGAAGCGATCACGGCTTTTGATGGTTTGAAGCGTGGCGTGTCTGACGGTATCCAAGGGGCCGTAGACACGATCTCCACTGAGGGTGTGGCAATAGGTCAGGAGATGGCTGACGCTGGCTTAGCGATGTTCCTTGACCCGACGGCGCCCCGTGCTGCCGGGTCAACGTTTGGTCAAAACATTGTGTACGGCATGAGCACTGCACAGGCGGCCGCGATCCGTGAGGGTGAAGCGTTGGGTGCCGCGTTCGCCGCGATGGCTACCGGTAAGCCAGTGGAGACCACGTCGATGGCCGCGCCCGCCGCTGCTGTCACCTCGAGCGGTGCCGCCGCTAAACCTGAGAAGCCCAAGGATCCGTTTAAGGATTTCAAGGACGGTCTCCTAAAGTCTGTCGAACAGCTGAAAGCCCGCGCCCAACTCATTGCCGCCGGTGTACCGGAAGCCCTAGCCGATTCTATTATCGGGGCCGAGGGATTTAAAAAAGTCACGACTATTCTTCTCACCGGTGGCAAGGCCGCGCTCGAAGACTTCATCAAACTGTTTTCTAGAGGCAGTGAAGGGCAAGCCGCGATTGAGGCTGGCGTCGACGCCATGGTGACAACTATCCAAAAACGTCTCAATGACGCGAAAGAACAGGCCAAAGAATTCGCGAGGATTGCGCAAGGGTTTACCAAAATGGTTTTGGATACGCGGAAGATTGGGACTTTCCAACCCGCCGCGGGTGTACCAATTACGGGTGAGGGAATCGTCGCGAACATTACTCAACGTTTAGCGATGGTGCGTGAGTTCGGGGCGGCTCTAAATCAACTCGGAAAACTCGGATTGAATAAGGGTAGTCGACTTGAGATTTTGGGCATGGGTCCGATTGATGGTCTCGCGTACGCGAAAGCCCTTGTCGCTGCCGGATCGAAAACGATCGGTGACATCAATACTTTGCAAGGCCAGTTTGTTACCCCGGCTAACGTGTTGGGAAACATGGGTGCCGAGTTGCAAACTGGCACGACGGCAGCCGCGCTCGAAGCCAAAACTAATTTTGACATTAGGCCGGGTGGCATTGTCATTAACATCAATGGCGAAATTGATGGTGCGGTTCGTCAGCAGCTGACTGACGCGGTGACTGCCGCATTCCGTGAGGTTGGCCGTGAACAGCGTAACCGTGGAAGGACTGGCGTTCGATGACTCTTGGCACAGTTTATCCGAGCAATGAACCCACACGGCTCACCGGTAGTTGGGCCGCGTACGGCACGAGTGTCGCCCAAGTGTGGGCAACGTATGCACAGTCTTACCTCAGCGACTCGAACGATTTGACGTGGGTGCAGTCGACCGCGTTACCGAGTGGAGGCGGAAACTCCGTTATCACTTCCGCGCTCGGTAACACGTCAATCGGCACAAATCAGATTGTTCGTGTGCGCGCTGTGGGTCGTTTCGGTGGAAGCGGAACTATCGCATCATTCCGTGTTCTCGACAGTGACAGCAATATTGTGAGTGAAGCAGTCGGGCCCGTGAGCGGCGCTTCCGTGAAAGCCTACGCGGGTGCCTGGGCTTTTAATCCTGCTGGCGGAACCGTGTGGCCCGCTGGCACTGTTGACGGAATGACTATGCGCACGGCGACAAACTCCACGTCCCTACAGATTCAACAGCTGCGCCTCGAGTATGACTATTACGCGACACCTGCCGGAACTCCGGTATCGGCGACACCTAATACGGATCGCCCCGCTATTTCTTGGACATACTCGCAGGCGGAATCTCTTGTGCAGTCTTCAGCTCACGTGAAAGTGTTTTCGACTGCGGTGATTGGTGGCGGTGGATTTAATCCCGACACGTCAACATATTTGTATTCGACTGTGGTGGCTGGCGCGGGAACAACGGTGACACCTGCTAGCGGCATTCTTGTGAATGCCCTCGTGTACAAACCTTATGTCCAAGTGATTGCCAATTCTTACGGTGTGCCAGTGCGTGGAACGTGGACACCTAGCGTATCGAATTACACGGCATCGTTCACCGCCCCAACTGATCCGACACTTTCGGCAGTGTGGTCCGATACGACTACAGGAACAGCACAAAAGGCTTTTGTGGTTACCATCGCTGGCTCCGCATCGCCTTACCGATACAACCTTTTCCGTAATGATGTGCAGATTGTGTCCGGTGCCACGATGGCAGCAAACGGCACGACGGTTTACATTGATCGGGGTCGTAACCCTGTTAGTGCGTTCACCCGCTACGCCGCACAAATCGTGACCGGCACCGCAGCCACTCCACAATTGTCGTCCGGCACAACATTGTTTTCTCTGAGCACCACTTATTCGACGACGTGGGAGATTAGTAACGCCGACGGGACTGCCCTAGTTACTGACTACTCTTCCCCTGTTTCGAGTATCGCGTTCACTAAGTCTGAAGCGAACGCCGTATTCCGTCCGCTCAACGCCACTAAGTCCGTTGTCGTTTCTGGCTCAATGACCGGCGATGATGGAACTATCGAATGGGTAACGTCGACAGATTCGCAATGGCAAACCGTGTATGACTTGCTCACGTATCAAGGGCCTCTCCGGATCTCTTCACCGTTCAGGAGTGTTGACGGTGGCCCGGAAACTTATGTGGTCCGCCTTACGTCGCGGGATTGGAAACCGGACGGCACACCGGGCGGGCCAGTGCGCAGGGTGACGGCGAACTTTGTTGAGGTTGACCCGGTCGACACGTCGGTCGTGTGACATGGCGTATCCTGTTAGCGCGGACTTCCGGACATACATTGCCGGCACGCACGAGGTTACCGTTGTCGCACAAATCTGTGACGTGTCGGGAAACATTCTTGCCACACTAAAACCTATTGACGGGACCGTGACCGTCGACATTGATCGTGCCGTACGTCGCGACGCGGGCGACTTACAACTCATCGATCCCGATGGCACACTCAGGCCGCTAAACGTTAATGACCTCTTGAGCCCGCTCAATGGTTACGAGCTGCGGTTGTATCGAGGTGTTACCTATTTAGACGGCACCACGGAACTTGTTCCGCTTGGCGTATTTAATTGGGCCTTGGCATCGATCATGGAAACGGGTTCCGGTGTCACGTTGTCTCTCGGACAATTACAGGACCGGTCGGTGCGTGTATCGCGTGCCCGGTACACGACACCAATTAACGTTGTCGTCGACTCAACAGTCGAATCCGTCATTGAACTCATACTCGAACAGGCTTGGCCAGATATCGAGTTCGCTGGCGGTGCACTACCCGACACGGGTAAAACGATTCCCGCTTGCGCGTTCGGTGTCGAGGGTGACTCTGACCCGTGGGAGGACGCACGGAAACTAGCCGACGATCAGGGGTTCCGTTTATATTTTGACGCCCTAGGGTATTGTGCGATGAGTCCGATTCTTGGCGCCGACGAAGTGACCGCCGTAGTTTCCTACGGTGAAACGTACGGAACGTTTATGCTCACTAGCCTAAACAAAACTTGGGACACGTCAGACACTTTTAATGGCGTGATCGCCGTGGGTGAAGGGTCCGGGCTGGCCATCCCGTTTCGTGGCATCGCGTGGGATGAGGACGAAAACTCACCGACATATTATCTAGGCAATTTTGGTAAACGGCCCCGATACTTCTCGACACCACTTCTCTATACTCAAGCCGCCGCCGATGACGCCGCATCAAAGCAGCTAAAGAAAACTCTCGGCCTAACCGAACGTGTCACGTGGTCACAGCTTGTTGACCCTAGCCTCGACGTCGACGACGGAATTAATCTGCAAGATTCCGCGCTAGGTATTGACCGCCTTTACCGTATTGACCGGCTCACGATTCCGCTGGCCGCCGGTAGCGAAATGTCAGCCGACGCGAGAACTCGAAGGGTAACTAGCTGATGGACGTTTCTAGGTTCCTTGCCGACTTTTCTTCCGCGTCTGCTGGCTCGAGGATGCGGTTCGGTCAGGCCCGTGTGAGGTCGGTAGACACGGACCCGTCGTACACGCTGCAAAAAGGGCAAGCGGTTATCGTGCCAGCCACTGCCGAATGGGGTGTGTCAGAAATCGTGGCGCCCTATTTGGGTGAGTATCCGCCGCGCCCGGGTGGTTCATGCTGGTACGTGACCGACGGTGTCGACAGAATCATTCTCGGGATGGTGGCACCGGATGGGCCACCGGCTGCCAGCATCTCCCTAACATCGGCGACAGCGACCACCACTGCCACTAACTCGACAGTGGCTATGACTACGGTCGATTATGACCCGTGGAATATGACGAGCACCGCTGGCACTGGGATCACTATTCCTGTAGGCGGCATGTACGCGATCACCGGTTTCCAAACGTATGCCGCTAACGGTACGGGCTTCCGACAAATCACTTTGAGGCGCAACGGGTCTAACCTCGAATCCGTGCGAATACCCACCACCACGGCAGGCAACCCCATCATTAACGCATCGATGCCTGGGTATCCGCTCAATAAGGGTGACATCATTTCGATGATTGGCCAGCAAACCTCTACCGGAAACCTCAACATGAATGCCGCCAGTTTGTCAGTGCAGTACGTGGGCCGCCGCCGCGCCTCGGGTACCGGCGCGGATGTCATGGTGGACGGAAACTTTGCCTCATCATCACTCAACGTCAGTGGCGAATCATATTGGTTTACTGAAGTTGGCGGGGCCAGTGCTGCAGCCCTTGACACAACAAACAATTATCTGGCGAACATTAACTCCGTGAAGTTTACGGCAGTCACGTCGACAACAAATTATCTGTTTACGACACAAAGCATTCCGTGCGTGCCGGGACAAAAGTACACGATCTCGATTGCGCTTAAGGCTTCCGTCGCGATGACTCAGGCGACGGACGTTGACACCGCGATTGGACTTTATGGCGCGGTATCGGGTCCGCCTAGTGAGGACCGGTTGGGCTGGGGAACATTCATTTCCACGAGCAATACGCTGCCAAATTTGACCACCTCGTATGTAGTACAGGCAGGGACGGTCACTATTCCGGCAGACATTTTTGTTGTGCGTCCAGCCTTTTCCGTCAGACGCATCGCCGCCTCCACACAATCAGTGTGGGTTGGCAACATAACAATGACCGAAATTATTTCATAACTCTCCGACACCCAACCTAGGAACATGATGCCCGAATGGCTCGATACCCCGGCGGAACTTCTAACCGCAATCATGATTGCCACCGCCGCACTAGGCGCCCTCATGTGGCTGATCAAGTCTCAGCTCGCAATGCAACGCGAGTTTCGCCCTAATGGTGGCTCGTCGACTCGGGATGCTCTTGACCGTATCGAGCGCAAACTTGACAACGTCGAACGGAAAGTCGACGATCATATCAATTGGCACCTAGGAGACTAAATGCGATTCATGATTTGGCTTGGCCGTTCACCTATTGCTTCCGCGTTTAAAGTCGGTGTCACTGTCATCCTTGCGATGGCTGTCGCCGAGTGGACACAGTCGGGAACTATCGCTTTCGATAAGTGGCAAACGTGGGTTATTGCCGCGTGCGCTTCCGCACTCCCAGTGATCATCAATTATTTGAATCCGCAAGACGGCAGATATGGTGCCGTTGTCGAGCGCACGAATTCACCGGACGGAGATTACTCATGAGTGACGCCAAAACGATTAAGGCCGCGCTACTCGATTGGGTTGGGCCGAAGCGTTTAGAGTTTAAGCCCGGTTGGGATACGCGGGGCCGCCCATGGTCCGGTGGCCTACGCGGGGTTATCGTTCACGATTTGGTTGGCGTCGATCAGGGTGCAGTCGATTGGACTTACGCATCAGGCGAGTCGATGCCGTACTGTAATTCGGTTACCACTCTCGACAAGGTTGTCGTGAACTCGGTTCTTAGCTGCTGGCATTCGGGCCTCGGTGGGCCATGGCCAGCGGTAGGCGTCCCGCAGGATCAGGGAAGTTATTACCTGTGGGGTATCGAGCACACGACGTGGGGGAAAGTCGACGACATCACCGACCTACAGGCCGAGTTGACTGCCAAAACTATTTGCGCACTCAAGGAAGCCGCAGGGCCCAAGGCTTGGCCGGACCGCAGGCCGTTCACCCGTATCATCCGGCATGCCTCTTGGACTGACGGCGGCTCCGAATTGGGCCTCAACTATTGGCTCCGCACTAAAGGCCGGAAAGTCGACACTAAGCGACCACTCACCGAATGGCGTGAGGACGCTCGAGCAATGTGGAAGACAAGGCACTAACCCTCATGTCTCTAATTAAAGACATTGGCGCCCTACCGAAAAACCCCAACCTCAAATGTCCGATCACATTAACGTGTTCAGAAAATCCGAACGACGCACAAGACTTGCTCACCCT